AGCACCAAACCAACAAGGACAACAAATAAACGATGTTTTAAATAAAGTAGCACCAAACTATCAAGGACAACAAATAAATAATGCTGATAATAAAGAATCTAGTAATAGTAAATTGTATAATCTTAAAAAAAAACTAGTAAGTAATAATAATAAATCGGTAAGTTATCCAGAATATCTCCAAGTTTTACCATTAGATAATCATATGAAACATAAATTATCTAGCGAATTTAGTACTCATATTAAGAATATTAAAGAAAAAATAGATAATGCTACAGAATTAATTAATAGACAGGAAACTGTTAATGAAGATAATCAAATTATATTAGATGAAATAAAGAAAGAATATATTGAAGAAGAAAAAATAAGTGAAGAAAAAATGCAAGACAGAGTTAGCGAATATTTTAAATTATTATCAAATACAATTGGTAATGCTATTGTAGAATTTATTAATATGGTTTTTGATATTATTCGTATTATTATTTCCTTCATTAGATCACCAATAGGATGGGCTATTATAACAATTATAGTATTATGTATAGTAGTTTCTTTTATATTATTTATGGTCTTACCTTTATTCGGTGTTAATATAATTAAAGATGATAAAGAAAAAAATGATGACAAAAACAAAGATAAAGATAAAGTTGAATGTAGTAATAAATTTAAAATAGATGGAATCGAAGAGGAATGGAATTGGAGTGATTTTATGAAAAATCCCGCTGGTTATAGTTTAAATAAAGGTTTAAATAGTATTAAACAAAATATTAAAATGCCAAATGCTTTAAATAATATGTATTATAATATTGTTAAACCATTAGGTATAGGATTTCAAAATATGTCAGGTAATATTATAATTGATAAATATAAATTTAATAGACCAGAATATATTAGTCAAAGAACAGATACTATTACAAATATAAATTATGACTTATTATCAAATAATATTAAAGATAAATATTCAGAATCATTTAAAAATAAAAATAATTCAATAACATTATTAAAACCAAAAGACATAAAATGGGAATTTCCACATCTAGATTATAGAAATACTGACTATTCAAAACTACCAGAAAGTATAAAAAAATATAAAGATGAAACTGATAAAAATGCTTTTTCTTTAAATGATACAAAAAATATAAATTTTAAATGGGAATTAGTAGATGATGAATATATAATCAGTTGTAATTCAAAATTTGATAATAATGTTAATACAAATTTATTTGTTGAAAATCTAGGAATATGTGAATCTAATACTATCAATTTAAATCAATATATCAATGAATAAATAAAAAGCATATATATATAATTATTATATATAAATAGAGTTATGGCTAATTATGCTACAGATACTAAATATGAAAATATAATTGTAAATGATGATATATTAGAGAAAAAAGAAAATCTAAGAGAAGGAGAAAAATGTACAATAAAAATAGCTAAAAAACATGGATTAGTTAAAAATGATAAAATTGATAATAATATTATTCCTGTTTTTGATGAAAATAAGATAAATAAATATAATGATAATGAAGAATATGAATATAGTTTATGTTATGAAGAACAAGAAGATGATAAAAAGAAATATAGTTTTAACTGTGCTTTAGATAATAAAAATTTATGGTTAACAAAAAATGCTGATAATAAATGTGAAATAAATAATAATATTAATTTAGTACCAAGTGGATTAGAAAAAATTGAAGATAAAATAACCAAATTAAAAAAACCAAATAGTTACAAATTTATTAAAAATTTGGAAATTTCTGACGATAGTGATAATATATGTCAAGAAAGATGGTACGATTGGTTTACAATACCGGATTATCATAATGGTAATAAATATTCAATTGAATTAAGTGATAATGGTAATACTTTTAAATGTTTTAAACCTTGTCCGTTTGGTTCAATATCAATTAAATCATCTGAACAATCAATGATAGTAAAAAATACAAAATGTGTAAATCGTGATTTAATTGATAATGGTAAATTAAAAAATACACTTCCATATAATCCATATTCACTAATATTTTTATTAGGTTGTACTAAAAATGATTTAATTGAAATATATAAATATGAATTAAGTGATATAAATAAAAAAATAGAAAATTTAAACAAAAATGAGAATAACTTTAAATTAGAATTAAATGATAATTTATTTAATCAAGTTATTGAGAATGATGAAACAATCGAAAATATTATTAATGATGTAATTGAAGAAATACAATATTATATTAAATTATTAATTACAGAACCAATATCACATTTAAATATAGTTGCCCCATATAATAATGTAAATGAATTAAATTATAATCCAACAAAATATTACTCTAATAAATTTTATTTAAATAAAGCTTACAATATTTCAAAAAAGATATATGAATATAATACTAATGATAAATTATCTAAAGAATTTTACGAATGGAAAAATGAACTAAATAAAGTAAATAGTTTTAATATAAATACATGGGAATTTAATAAATGTTTATTATTATTACATCAATCTTGTAATGTATGTTTTGGTCATCAAAATCCAAAACAAAAAGAATATGATAAACAGCAAACATATAATAATTATATAATGAATAATTTAACAAAACATTATGACTATGAAAGATTAAATATTCCATTGGTTACTGAAAAACAAATATTGAAATCAATAAATACAAATAATAGTTTACATAATTTAAATAGCGAAGATATAAAAAGAATATCAAATGATAAAATTAAAGAATATCAAATTGATACTGAAAAAATTGAAAAAGAATTACAAGAATTATATAAATTAGACAGTAATAATTATAAATTGAATGAAAATAAAATAATTTTACGAAATCATAAAGGAATTATTATAGATAATCTAAATGATTTTTTTTTAAAAAGATCATGTGATATGATAGATATTAATTTAATAAATAATTCATTCACATCTACTCTTATTAAATCATTTACTTCTTTCGTAGTAATTTTTGTTATTATTATATTTTTATTTCTAAGTTATTTGTTAATTATGGCAGTTTGGAGTAGTTTTACAAATGTATTTAATTATATTTTCATAGGAATATTATGGATATTATCTACTTTTTATGCTATAATTCAAATACTTAGATTTAAAACATCAAGAACAAGAAGTTTTATATTACAAATTCATGCTACAGCATTAAAATTAGAATATATAATAGATATAATTTTACAAAAATTGGCTGCTAATTCAAAATATCAAATTATATTTAAGATAATATATTTTGCTGCTTCATTATTTGTAGTGATATATATATGTAAGGTATTAGCAGATATGTTTACTATATATTCATCAACTTCATCTACAAGAAAAGATTGTGAAACTTGTTTTATTTGTTAAAAAATAATGATTATTTTTATAATTACATATTAATATATGTCTGATTATATTTTTCCTAATAATAACTATGAAGCAGGTATTGATGAATCAAATAGAGGAGGTTTAATTGGTAGTGTTGTTAGTGCTTGTGTGGTATTAAAAAAACCAGAAACAGAAGAAGAATTAAAAATTTATAAAGAAATTAAAGATTCAAAAAAATTATCTAAAAAAAAAAGAAAATATCTTGCAAATTATATTAAAACTAATGCCTTAACATATGGTATATCATCTATAGATAACGAAGAAATAGATAGTAATAATATTTTAAAATCCACTTTAAAAGCTATGTCAGTTGCTACAAATATAGCTTATAATAAATATAAATTTAATAAAATATATATTGACGGTCCTTATTATAATCCATATATTCCTCCTGGAGAAGATAGTGAATTTATCCCATATGAATGTATAAATAAAGGTGATTCAATATATACTTGTATAGCTGCCGCTTCAATATTAGCAAAAGAACAGCATAATGAAAACATAATTAATTTGGTTAATGATAATCCAGAATTAGAAAAATATGATTTATTAAATAATAATGGTTATGGTACAAAAAAACATTTAGATGCTATAAATAAATATGGAATAACTAAATGGCATAGAAAAAGTTATAAGTGTTGTAAATAAAAAATGATATTTTATATTATAATATAAATAAAAAAATGTTCTTAAAACGATTTTATTCAAATATCCCAAAAATTAATAGAAAATATAAATATTATTGTGATCCTACATATAATTCTTGTCATTGTATAACTTATGGAGAATTGTGTAAATATGTTTATAATAAAATAACAAATGAAAATTTTGAAAAATATTTATTATATATTAATAATAAAAGTTTAGAAAAAACAAAAAGTAAAAAAAATTATGAAAAATTATTGAAAGATTGGACTTAATAATATATAAATATATATATATATATTTTTATATGAAACTTATAGATAATAAATCTAGAAATATTAAAATAACTAAATTATCAAATAAATATTTAAACGAAGATATTATTAATAAATTATATATTATATATAATAATTGTAGTATTTTATCAAAAGAAAATGAAGAATATATCAAAAAAATTACAGATTTATATGATGTTACACAATTATATGATGATTATATTATTATTAAAGATGCTATAATATATAATAATAATAATTATAATGAGTTTTTTTGTATGTATTTTAATAATAAAATAGTAGATATTTATATAATATCTGGTAAAATAGATAAAATAAATAAAAATTATAACTTTGAATTTATTTTAGAGATGTTAACTAATTAATAATATAACATTATATTAGGAAATATAAATGGATATAATTGAAAAGCAAAGATTAATTAATAAATATAAAGAAGATTTTAATAATTTTATACAAATTAGAACTGAATTAAAAGATTGTTTAACTAAAAATTGTAAATCATATGTAGATAAATTAATTATAAAAACAAATGAATATGTAAAAAATGTAGAAAAAATTAATAATAGTTATAATTCTACTACTGTAGCTAATAATTTTAATAAAAATATGATAGATTTAGCTAATAAATTTAATCAAAATAAAAATGTTATAGAATATAATAAATATATATTTCCAGCTAAACCTATTCCTAAAAATATTTCTTCAAATTATAATAAGGAATTTAAAAAATATACGAAAAATATACAAAAATTAGTGAAAAATCATGAAAATAATCCTAAATTTAAAAAAAAACTACAAAAAATTGATAATCTAAAAAAAAAATTTATTAATTCTAAAGAAGTTAAAAATCTAAAAAAATGTAAAATCAATAAATGTAACGATTTACATCTAAAAGCAATTGAATTAACAAAAAACTTTTCCAAAAAATTATGCGAAAATGAAAAAAAAAAATATTTTTGTAAATTATATAAATTATCTAAAAAAAATAAATTAAAACTTGAAGATTTTTGTAAGGCTTTTAATCCTAAATAATTATAATATATATATATATCAAATGATTTCTACAAAATCTGTATTATCTTCAAGCATAAATGATAAATAATTTTTTTGACATATTATACATAATAAGTCACTGTGTTTATAATCATAATCAATTATATAATTATTTTGACAACTAACACATTTTTTTTTTGAATTAATATCAAAATTTTTAAAATCATCAATAAAATTATCCATATTTATATATTATAAATATATAAATTTTCATTTTTTTTAAATATTTTGATTTTGTTTTCTTATACAATAAGTTTTGATATTTTTTAAACTACTATCAATCATATTATTATACATTTTATATGTAATTTCTTCTAATAATGGTAAAGATTGATATTCAACTTTCCAAATAATTTCACTATTATTTTTTTTTCTTTTAAATTTAATTT